GTGTGGGCTTCCTCCCCCACTTTTTGCTTGGTTCCTAGAATAAATTTCGTTATTTTTACTTCCTATTTCCTTTATCAGAACTTTGTAATCGCATTCATTGGAGCATCTGCGACATGACCAATGTGACTAACAAAGTGTTTGACTGGCAAAGTGCTTGACTTATGGAAAGACATTTAGCTCTCGAGCCGAGATAGGCATGACTGATGGAGAAACCGTGAGGTAGACATCTATTTTTGTATCTTTATAAGTAAAAGATTCTAGCCTAGTATAGGAGTATTCACTCTTGTTGAGTATAATGACGGGTTTCCCAAGCTACCCCTTTATGAAAACGCCGGAATCCCTTCCTGGAGGAACCAGGCCCCCTACTATGAATAATCAATTTTTTCCTTCTGCAAGTAAAAATACCGATGTTTCGGGAACCAACACCTCCTTTTGTGTCGATGTCGTGAGGAAGACGGCTATCGACGAGTCTACTGAGACTTTAAATCAGTTTATTTTTGAGAAAGATTCTCTTCGAGAAGACTATGACCATCGTGCAAAATGCGCGCGAAGACATCCTCGGCGTGTTAAGAAACCTAAGAAAGTGAAGTCCTATGGACCTCAATCTGGTACCTTCTCTGCCGATGATGGTCCGGAAGAAGTAGCAGACCCGCTGCAGAATATGGACGCTAAAAGCTCTAAGTATTTTTTCCGAGGTGATGCTAATCCTCAGTTTGTTGTGCCGCAGCAATTTAAGGCGGCGCACGAAAGTTTCATGGATGTGTTTAAGGAATATTACACACCTCAATCAGGTTATATTTTTCCCGGTTTTAGAAACTTCGATGCTATTATTGATAAAGTTGAAGGCGCATGCTTAATTTGTTATGCCGTTTCTGATTGTAAAACGATCTCGGGAATGGTAGCGGTTTTTATGTTATATATTAAGTCTCTTGTTAGTGGTTCCATTTTGGAACATATAAAACTCCACTTTGAGGGTATGATGAAGGGCTTCACCCCCCAACTAGGTTATGAGGATGTTACCTCAGCATTAGATGGATTAATGACCGATTGGCAAGC